GAAGACCCGGCTGGAACGCGAAGCGCAGCACGTCGCGATGGTCTCGGAAATTGCGCCCCGCGTAGCCATTGGCCCACGCGGCCTCCAACAGGAGTTCTTGCAACCCAATTCCACCCCGGAATCGCCGTCCAACGGCGTCCAGTGTCTGCTCGTCGTAGTGGTCTTCGACATTCGCGAGCTTGGCTGTGATCGCGCAGGCCGCTTCGAGCAGGCCGGACGTTGCGACCGGCGCGTTGCCCTGCAATATCACCGGCGCTTTGGGTCGGCTTTCGCGCAGAACTTCCAGCTCACACTTCGTCGAATCCCAGCCCTCGCGAATGGCCTTGGCTTCGAGTTCCGGAAAGCGTCCATCGCACTGCTTGCGAATCGCAGTGATGCGTTCGCTTTCAGCCGCAGCTTGCTGGCGCATTGAGGCGGCAACGTCCACCGGCGGTTGAACGGACGGCGGAGACGCGGTCGCAGGCGCGGAGGCTGCCACTTCGGTTTTGGTGTTTTCGGGGTCGTTTCCGTCGATCTTCATGTCTTGCTTCTCCTGGTTGGCAATCGCAGCGACGCTGGCGCTGGTGCGCCCGTCGGCACCCAAATCCACGAAACTGATTTCTCCCAGCGTGGCCTTGCGGATGATGTTGACTGGTCCGAAAAACTCCTGTCCGTTGACCTGCACTTTCTGGTTCTCTTTTATGAACTCAGACTCTTCGACTGACGCCCCAATCGACGCCTGCCAGGGAAATCCGTTGCGCGAAGACGCCACGATCTCGCGGGCCGCAGCGGTGTCGCGCGAGACAATGCCGGCAGCGATGAGTTGTCCACCCGCAACGCGAATCGAATCGGCGTGCCCCACACCCTGCGTGGCATCGTGCCCCAAGCGAATGGGGCTGTTCTGCGAGGGGATCGACAGTCCCGCCAGATCGACGATCACCGGATAGCGCCAGCCGCCGACACGCATGGGGCCGCCGGTATAAGCGACCATCGAAAAGCGCGGCAACGGAGCTTTGCCGTCGGGCGCGCCGGGCATTGCGGCGTCCAATTCAATCCGGCACGTCAATTCCAATGGAGCTTGTGATTCAATCGTCTTGGGGTGGGGCATTTTCGGCTTCCTCAACGGGGGATGACACTGGAACGGGCTGGCCGGGTATTACGACCTGCAGCCCCAGTTCTTCCATAAGGGCCATTTCTTTAGCGCGTTGCCGCAGTTCGGATTCCCAGTCGCGGCCTTTCTTTGCGTATTCTTCAGCCAGCGTTGTGGTGTGGTTCTGCAGACGTGTCGCCTGCGCATTGGCTTCCTTCTGCGGATCGACGTGTTCGTGGCCGTCCCAAAACCATTGGTGAGACCAGTCTGCGCTTTTCATGCGCATGGACTGTGGTAGCAGGCCTTCAATCAGAACTGCTTCGGTGGCCCAAGCTGCTAAAAGTGGATCGAGCACGCCTCTGTTGAGGTGCGACTGCTCAACACGAATGCATTTGAAATAGACCTGATGATCCAATCGCCCGGAGGCGTAGTTGTAGCCAGACGAATTTCCTGCGGCGACATTGAAAGGCATGTTTAAACAGCGCGCGATTTCATTGAGAATCTCGTGCTTGAATTCGGTATATGTGCTCGCGGGCTGCTCGGCGTGGACCTGGCCCATCTTCCAACCGCCAGGCATTGTCAGCAGTGTATTTCGTTCGAGCTCAATGGAGTCCATCGGTTCAACATCTGCGGTCTCACCATTGGGCGGCGCGTCCGTATACAGCACGCCGGCCACATAAGCAGCGGCCTTGGCAGCATCAAGCGTGGCCAGCGTGTACTCGCGCAACAGCGCAAACAGGGGAAGTGCAGCGGTCAGCTCCGGGACTCCACGTGCCTGACCCGGACGGTCTGTGCGAAAGTAATGAATCACCGCGTTCGCCGGATAGCGATCAAAGTCCAAAGTAAATCCCTGTAGCCGATCACCAGGATGATTTTTCAACACGTGGTATTCGGTAGGGTTTCCGAATGAATCGAAGACGATTCCATCGAGGCCATTCTGCGATAGCGCCTGCAAGAACGGCGTGGCAATCTGATCGGCCTCTATCAGCCGCAAGTCAAGTTTGACTGGCGTGTGAAGAGCTGGATTGCTAAGCAAGAGTCCGAATCCTTCGCCGTCCTCGGCCTTGGCCATCCGCAGCGTGCGTAGTTTTTCAGCCAGCCGGATGCCTATGACCCATTCTGCGAATGCTTTTTCGACCTGCCGATTGGCCTCGGCGTCATTCGAGAGCATCTGCAAGCGCGGTCCGGTGCCGATGCAATCATTGGCCAACGTCAGCACGATGCCGCGCGCGTAACTGTTGTTCGCAACTTCATATCGCGTCCGGTTACGCAGGATGCGCCGAACCTCCGGGGAATTGGCGGTGTTCGCCGACAAACCATCGGCGTTTGCCCAATGCCGGCGGTTGTTGTCGCTGGTCAGTGCCGCGTCGTAGCGTGCCCGGATAACGCGGAGCGCCCGGAGCTGACCACCGCTATTCGCTGGTGCGGCGCTGCCGAAGAGCAGATTCTTGATCCGGTTCAGCACGTGCATCACTCGGTCCCCGGCGGCACCAGCTTCGACATTTTGATGCCAAGGCCCTTTGCCTTGGCTGCTTTCTTGGAGTTTAGGTAGCGGTCGGCTTCGATCTGATCCCGCAACGGGTGTTGCTCCACGCTGCCAGAATCGCCGGTCGCCTTGGCGGGAGCTTTGGCGTTGTCACGAATGGTTTGTTCGAGATCGTCGCTCATGCCCGGCATCCCTCTTCAAAAGGGTTATTTGCCGGTCGAGGGTGTCATTGCTGAAAGTAGTAAACGAATAGTTACACCGGTGTAATTTGTTGCTCAAAATTCTTGAATGGGCTATCTCGCGATGTGCTCGTAGGTGACGATCTGACGCCCACAATGCCTGCATTCCCGTTTGCGCATGATTCTCGATTCTTTATGGGGCCGCGTGTACACCACGATAAAATGCTGGCATCCACATCTGGGGCATTCGATGCCGCGCTTTTCTTGTTTATGATCAATGCTCACCATTAGCGCGCCCTCCGTTGAATTTCGGACAGCTTGATGCGCTTTCGCGCTGCAGGCGCATTCTGGTCCGTGCCCGGAAGAATGGCCCCGAGGATCGAAGCGGCCACGGCACAACCGGACAGGCCGTCGAGCCAATGGTTGTCGAAATTTTCTGGCCGGAGTTTCCATTCGTCCACGATGCGACCGCGTCCTGTAGTCCGTATGCGGTATTCGGCGGTGAGTTGATCGGCGAGCAATCGGTGCGCTTCTGGATCGCGGCCATACAGTGTAAGACTTCCATTGTCGCCCATCGGAACCGACAAGCGCGCATGGACAAAGGTCTTCCAATAGTTTGAGTCGAACAACACATGGCGTACCGCGCGCTTACCCTGCACGTTTGGAACGCGCCAGTTCAAGCCTACGCGGTCGCCGGGACGTTTGGCGTATTCGTGGAATGGCCGACTGGAGGCACCCACGAACCTGCCGTGCGCCGGAAGCAGGATCGCCGCGTGCGGTGACGAGCGACAAAATTGGTAGACCACGTCGGTCGAGGTTCCCCAGTTCGCGTCGATCAGACACTGCCCGATACGCATCATCGCGCCATCGTCACGCCGCCATTCGCGCGCCAGGTGCTGCGCCGTCACCGTTTCAAGACCGGCGTAGATCGCGCCTTCCAAACCCGCGCCTTTAACCGCGCTCTGCAGCGTTTTCTGCGCCTCGCGGAGCGTAAAGTATGCGCGCTTTTGGTCTGGGTAAGCGCCATAGTCTAGAACGCAGCCGGTGAAATCATCGCCCCACGCTGCGATGAGGTAATACAGAAGCTTTCCCTGCACGTCGATGAACATGGTCAGATGGCTGCAGCCGATGGGAATTTCGCCACGCTTGTGGCCATTGACTTTTGCGGCAATCTGATCGGGCGAAAGCATCCCTTCATCGCTGGACTTTTCCGGCAAGGGTTCGTTCTGGTACTCCGCAAAGAATGCGGCTTCGTCTTGCAGCTTTAGATTCATTGCGTGTTGGATGGCGCTGGCTTCGTCGTGATTGAACCGTTCCAGCCACGCGATCTGTGCGCCTTCATCCAGAGAGTCTCGATTCTGCTCGTAAAATGCTGTCGCCTCGCGCAGATCGCCATGAGCGCGCAGCGACTCCCCTCGGATCTCCGCATACTTCGACCACAGCTTTTCGTTTACCGGAAAGCGATAGACCATTTTGGTCCTCTCGCCGTTCCATTCAGGATGCTTTTCCTTGTCGAGAAGACTGTCGGCGACGTCGCCAGGGCGAATCACAGTGCAGGGCATGACGCCGGCGATTTTCTTTCCCGGCCCCGCCAAGCCGAGCACCGCGCCCGCCAAGATGCGTTCGCGTGTGGCGCACTGGGAGAGCGAACGCGCCGATTCATCAGTCTGCGGATCGTCGAGAACGACCAGCGACGGGCGCGCGGCCTTTCCGTCCGGACGTTTGAATTTCATGCCACGGATGCGCCCCGTGATGCCCGTCACTTTGATGATCGCGCCGCTGGCGACGCTGCCGACGATAGATGGCAGAATGATCTCGTTCGCCG